TCTTCAACAGATACATCGAGCTTGTTTGCAACGTCTCTCACAATAACGGCACGCTTGATTTCGACGTGCGTGAGAGAATTTTCACTGTCGGAAACGTTGAGAAGAACACCAGTGTCGGTTAACATAATTCCTAGGGAACGGCAAACAGAAACAGCTTCGCGGCGTGCTTTTTTTGCCGCTTTTAGAGCAGTATTGGCTTCGGTTCCTACAATCTTCGCGTTTTTGTCTTTTCTTGCATTAGATTCGGCAAGACGTGCGGAATTTAGCGCTTCGAGCGCTTCAGAACGGGACATTTTGGTGGTGGTTGACATAATTAAATCCTCCAAATATTTAGTTAACATAACTGGTGGTTTACATAACCAACAGGTACGCTACAAGATAATTATACTACCCTCGAATTGCCATGTCAAGCTAATTTTTTAATTTATAAATTAAATAGTCACGTCCCGCATTAGTTGACATAATATTATAAACAGCTTTCCAGTTTACATAATTCTTTCAGCTTCATTTCATGTTACAAAACTGCATTATGTAACTTCGAGGGATTATTATGTAAACAGCCCTACGTTATGGTAATTATGTAAACCACGCCGCCCCATTCCAGGTATGGCGCTTCTTCTCCCACCAACTACCAAACCATCCCTCCTCACCCCCAAACCTACCACTCTAATGTCCGCAAACTCAGCATATTGTATAGTCCAGAAATGAATACTGATCTGCCATTACCTCCCGTCGAATGTTTCTATACAGCGTTTTTAATTCCTACTAATTTAGTGGGAATTAAATATAATAATATATAATGTTTTATTTTTATTTAATTAATGTTACGTTTTTTAAATTATTAAAAGATTATTCATATAAATTGAAAGTTTTCCTTGACTTTATTAAGATCTGGATGTATACTAATCATGATAATTAATTTATATGTTTTTGAGGTAACCTATGGGAAGACTTATAGATATCCGGTACGGCGTTCATACTGACTCCATCAACGTAGACGCTCTGATCAATGGTATGGCCATGGCTCCTGGTATGATAGGTTCAGCTACTGAGGACACATCATATGAGACTGTAGATGAGCATGCTGCTGAGCCAATTAAGAGTATGGATGACATCATGCGTATATCCAAATACTTAATAGACAATCAGCGTTACCGTGACAACATGCTGTTCATAGTAGGCATCAACTTTGGATTAAGAGTAAGTGACCTCCGTGAACTCAGGTTCTCTCATATAATTAATGATGACTTCACATTTAAGAGAAGCTTCCCTGTATTTGAGAGGAAGACAAGGAACACGCGTAAGAGCAGAAAGAACAGATATGTAACAATTAACTCTGCTGTGATTGAAGCTGTAGCATTATATCTCCAGAATACGTACGGAGTACGGTTAAGTGATTACATGTTCCGGTCTGAGTCCAATAGAGGAGCTTCCTCTAATGAACCTCTTAGCAGAATGTCTGTAGATAGAGTTGTTAAGAGTTTCAGAAGAGATCTTAATCTGGATATAAAGATGTCTACGCATACACTGCGTAAGACATGGGCGTATCATCAGATGGTGATGTCCAACAATGATCCACGTAAGCTTATACTTCTGTCCAAGATGATGGGTCATTCATCAGTAACTATTACACTGGATTATATAGGCATAACAAATGAAGAGATTGAGGATGCTTATAGAAAGCTTAATCTTGGAAGTGTGAAGTATAATTATCTGAACTCTGGTTTTGGAGAGTCTGAGGAGCTTATAGGATAACTCTTAGATACCCGGCTACTGTTTAGGTATCCTGTAAGACCATCTGCACCTTGACAATTGGATATAAATTTGAGCCATTAAAAGTATAAAAATTATGTATGTAAACAGGCTCTTAAAACACCGTTTGTACCAAACCTTTTGGTACACACCGTGCTCTAAAGCCTTGTGCCACAACGGTTTAAATTTGATTTCTTATAAAGTATAGAAGCTCTGAAGTCAAATAGCTTGTCTGAATTCTCTTATACTACAGAAACATTGTAGCATGACTCCGTTGGTGGAGAAGGGATGAACGGACCCCTGTGGTACAAAATGTTAATAAATTATGAATAACCAGTATTTTTAGTTTTGGAGGTGGTTTTATTTGAGTGATATCCGTGTGGTTGATGCCCGCATGGGTAGAGGAAAGACGTCTGCTGCGGTTGCGTATATGTCTTCCTGTAAGGGAAGTAAGCATTTCCTGTATGTTACTCCCTATCTGGATGAGGTTGAACGTATATGTACACTGTGTGACTTTGAGCAGCCGGACAGTGACAAGTCTTCCAAGTTGACGCAGTTAAAGCTTCTGCTTTCTCACAGAGAGAATATAGCTTCTACGCATGCACTGTTCTATCTTATGGATGATGAGGCGCTGCGTCTTGCGCGTGAAGGTAATTACTGTCTTATAATTGATGAGAGTGTAGAGATGGTAAGTCGAATCAATTTGTGTAAGCAGGACTTTGATTATGTAATCAGCCGTCTTGCTTCTGTAGATGATGACGGAGTGCTTAACTGGAATGAGAAAGAGTATCCTGGAAGGTTCTGTGATATTAAGGAAATGTCTGAGAACCGTTCCCTTGTTGTTGTTGATAACTCAATCCTGTGTGTCATGCGTCCTCATGTAATTAAATCATTTGATGAGGTGGTCATGATGACCTACTTGTTTGGAGGCCAGTATCAGAAGGCATACCTAGATTACTTTGGATTTAAGTATCATATGTGTGGAGTTGATATCAATGATGATAACCCAAAGAGTATCAAGTTTAAGTTTACTGATGAGCCTGATGCTCCGCCTGATATTGATTATCATGAACTGATACATATTGTTGATGACAACAGGCTGAATGCCATTGGTGATGGTAGATACGCTCTGTCAAAGAACTGGTACTCAAGGAGATACCGTGATGATTCTGATATACGCACGCTGCGTAATAATCTGAATACGTTCTTCCGTAGAAGGTGTGACTGCTCTTCACGTCAGATCTTGTGGACGTGCTTTAAGAGTGAGGAGAATAAATTGCTTGGGAAAGACAAGCGGTTCAAGTCCGGGTTTATATCTCTTACGGCCAGAGCTACTAACAAGTATAAGGACAGAGACACGGTTGCTTATCTTGCGAACCGGTTTGCTGATCCTAATGTTCAGAAGTTCTTTTATGACCGTGGTGTTACGATTGATGAAGATGAATTTGCTCTTGGTGAGATGCTCCAGTTTATATGGAGAAGCTGCATCAGAGATAATAAACCAATTAATGTGTACGTCCCAAGCAGCAGGATGAGAAGGCTGCTAGTGAACTGGATAGATAAAGTAAGCGGTAATTTGCAAAGTGAATTAAATGATAAAGAGGAAGGTGATAGTAATGATGTCATGTGAAAGTTGTATATTCAGGGCGGACGGAAGCTGCCGGTACCAGAGCGGCTTCTGCCATAACTACTTGAATCAGTATGAGGAAAATGAGGATACTTACATAGAGAGATCAATAGATTCCGGAAGATGGAACTTTTATAATGAATTCTATGAGTATCTTGTAGAAAACAATGGGACACAGGATCTTTTTTATTGAATTGTCATGCTAATTATAAAATATGATTACATTATGAGGAGTGATGAGAACTGAGTAAACAGATGGAAGCGCAGAGGTTCATCTTTAAGATACACAGCGCAAGACTGCGTAAGGAGAACTGGAAGATGACTCTGACTGTACAGGAAGCAAGAAAGAATAAAGAGGTAATATCACTTGCGTCATCACAGGTTCTTAGATGGATAGATGAATTGAATGGCGTAGTAAATGCAGGTGAGACAGTGAGTGAAATAAGGAGTGAGATCAAGCGGCTGCGTAAGGAGTCTACAGACATACAGTCACGCAGGAAGATACGTCAGCTATATGACCGCCTTGATGATATCCAGTTCAAGCCTGATTACATGTGCCTTATCATAGACAGGGAAAAGGATTACTACCGTGCTATGAAAGGATTCAGCATAAACGGTATCCGCTACCGCAGGCTCGTGTCTACTGTTGGAGGTATGAAGACCGGAACCATAGTGTTTGTTAGTGATAAGCTGCATGATGAGCTTGAACGCAGGATTGAGAACGGACGTAATATGGATCAGAAGCTTGTCCCTGCAAAGCTTGAAGCATACAGGGCTCTTGCGTGCAGTGCGTCTGTGCCTGTGTCTGTTCCTAACGGAATACTGGTTGTACATGATTCAGAGACAAGGTTCTTTGCTGATACAATCTATCTGAATGATGAGAATGATGGAGAACCTGAGATGGAGTTCCGTCCAAATACGGAGATAGTCATGGATGCGTCTGACGGGTTTGGTCTTATGCTTCCGTCTCTCGCTGAACGCTGGAGCGGAGAGCTTGGTCTTGATTACGTGATGTCCGGTTGTAACACGCGCTTCTCTTTTGAGAAGGGTATGGTATTCACGTTTGACTTTCTGGACTTTGCTGAGAATGTTGCTCACAGTTACACGGTGAAGGATGTATGGGGAAATGAACTTGACATACGTCAAGTAGAGTTGATACTTACTGAAAGTATGCTGAAACTGTGGGACGCGTATGAAAATATAGATGATTATCTTGAGCATTGCGCTGAGAATGGATACACTATGGGAATTCCTAAGACATGTCCTGCTGAACTTGAGGGTGAGCGGTCTTTGAACTATCAGTTTATCCAGAGTTATAAGTTCAGTGATGATGATATTGATGAGCTTATATCTCCTACCGTGAATGAGATTCGTGAGGTTCTTGGAGGAGACTGGAGAAAGACTGTTCTGTTCATGTGCGGTTGTGCATTGAATGAGAGGTCAGCAAAAAATATTCCTGATACATATATTAAGTCTGTCATGGTGAACAGTGATATGATGAATGACCCTTATATAAGGAGCAGCGTACACAGTCTTATCAAGACAAGGATTGATGATGCAAAAGTTGGAGTGATTAAAGTTCATGGGAATTATTCAATAGTGTCAGGAGATCCGTATGCTCTGTGCCAGAGCATATTTGGAATGGAAGTAACAGGACTGCTTAAAGCTGGAGAGATTTATAATCAGTACTGGGCTGATTGTGGATCTGACAGGCTTGCGTGCTACCGTGCGCCTATGACGTGCCATAATAACATAAGACTAGTTCATGCTGCTGACAGAGAGGAGCTGCGCCACTGGTTCAAGTATATGAAGACGTGCACGGTGTTTAACGCGTGGGATACTGCAACCGCTGCTTTGAACGGATATATTTAATCATGTCCCCTTGAGTGGTAACACTCATTGAATAATTGGGTGAATTGCTGGAAAGCTAAATGTGTGTGAAATATGTTTGAAAGGAGGTAATGAATGAATAATCACACACACACAAGCCGATCAGCAGCCGAGGCGGATGAAGCCAATTAAAGTAGTCCGCAAGGTTCAACGACTAACTGGTGAGGATGGCGTCCAATAATCCAGACACGAGTGCCCAACACCCGGATACGGGTGATGATATAGTCTGAACTTCAGGAAACTGAAAGAAGTAAGGATAAAGAGCCTTACGATAACATAACGGTGATTACGATGGTGACCTTGTCATGTTGACAGATAACCATGTGATGGTAGATAGATTGATAGTATCCCCTGCTGTATCCTGCGTGCAGCGTAAAGCAACTAAGAAGATAGTGAGTGAGGATGACGTGGTGCGTGCAAACCTTGACTCATTTGGAAATGATATCGGTAAAGTAACAAACAGAGTTACATCTATGTTTGAAGTGCAGTCTCACTTCGATGAGGACTCTGAGGAATATAAGATTCTTGATTACAGGATTAAGTGCGGACAGCTTATACAGCAGAATGTAATTGACAAGTCAAAAGGGATTGTAGCAAAGCCAATGCCGCGTGTATGGTATGACCGTCATAGTCTTGGAGATATAGAGGATGATGAAAAGAGAAGTGTATACAGGAGTATCCTTGCAGACCGCAAACCGTACTTCATGCGGTACATCTATCCAGATCTTATGAAACAGTACAATACATACATGGATAATACAAAGAAGAATGCTTTGAGAGAGTTCCGTATGACGGTAGATGAACTTAGAAAGATACCGTACTCAGATCTTACTGAGCGTCAGAAAGAGTTTTTAAGATACTATGATATGCAGATGCCGGTTGGAACTGGCGACTGTGTTATGAACAAAATATGCAGAAGGTTTGAAAATGAATTCGGATCAGAAGGACGCAAGAGTATCGCAAAGAAAGATTTTGACTCCAGTATTATGAAGAGTGACGCTGAGTATACAGCGCTCCAGTTTAACAACATACGCAAACTGTATGAAGAATATAACAGGAACCTGAAGGACTACTGTTCATATGCGCATGCTGAGCGTATAGATACAGATGAGAGTATGTCATCTCTTATGACTATGCGTGAACAGTTTATGCGTGAATGTGCAGCAGCGTGTCCTGATGAACGTATTCTGTGTAATATAGTTATTGACCTGTGCTATAAAAAGAACGGGACTAAGAAGTTTGCATGGGATATGTGCGGGAGACAGATTATAAAGAATCTTATGAATAAGAACGGAGGTGCTGTCAGCTATCCGGTTAAAGATGCTGACGGCGACATATCATATTGCGGAGAGAAGTTCTCCGTGAAGACTTTTAAAATAGGAGAAGACAATGAGCATAATATTGAATGAGTATAAGTGGGCGGAGTCAGCGCTTTCAGAGATGTCTCTTGGTAAGAAGCCAACAGAGACTCTAGGACGTATTGCAAAGTATTACATGTATAACGGGAATACAAAGGCTGAATCAAGAGAAATGCTCGATGCGTTTCTCTTGTCATGTGAACCTAATACTTCTGTAACTGGGTGGTCAGACACTCTGGACAGGATAGTAAAGAATGCTGAGAAGTATCCATTGATAGTAATTGACAGTGTCCCTGTGACAAAGAAAGAGATGGAATGTATACAGAAAGTTCCAGGCATGCAGCTTCAACGTCTTGCGTTTACTCTTCTGTGTGTTGCAAAGTATAAGAAGATGACTTCAGAGAAGAATGATTACTGGGTTAATACACCTGACAGAGACATAATGAAGATGGCAAATATAAAGACCTCCGTAAAACGTCAGAGCATTATGTTTGGTCAGTTGAAAGATCTCGGTTTAATCAGGTTTTCAAAGAAAGTTGATAACACAAGTGTTCAGGTATTGTTTGCGCAGGACGGAGAGACTGCAATTGAAGTGTCTGACTTTAGAAACCTTGGGTACCAGTACATGAATTACTTTGGAGGACAATACTTCATATGTGAATGCTGCGGGATAATGGACAAATACAATGATGATGACAGAGGAAGACGCCGGAAATATTGTGAGTCTTGTTCAGTAAAGATCCGTATTAAGCAATCTGTTGATTCTGTAATGCGTAAAAGAAACACCGCAAAATTGCAAATTGTTTGAAGATCAGACACCCTCTAAACCGTTGATACATAACGGTTTAGAGGGCATATGCACTATTGTTAATAATGATAAGGGATTGTAACTATTTATCAAGAATGCCCTTAACAAGGGCAAATTTAGAAGAAAAGGAATGATATTTTATAGTACCCATTAATAAGGAAGAAAAAAGAATCTTGAGTGAAAGATTTCCTAAGGCGGTGTTCGTAAGAACAATGAAGCAGGACTCAAAGAGAGGACATTACTATTGCACGGAGGAGCGCAGCATCATGCGGTACCTGGAAGATATCCGTAATAAGAATGTAATTGAGTCACATGGATTTAAAAACAAGAAGGATGCAAATGGCAGGACTGACGCATATAACAGAAACAAACAACGCAGTTTCAAAAATGCATGTTGATCATGTGAGGTCATGCTGTGCGGATAGAAAGACAAAGCGGAGAGAATGAGCTTCAGTATCACAAGAGACTGATCAACGGAAAGCTTTCTGATAAGACCCTTGCAGATATGGACTACTCTGAACTTTCAACATACGTGTATGGAAAAGAATATTCAAGTGATGTTGCTAGACGTATGATGTACGGAAGCAGTAAGACACTCGATCTTATTGACAAGTATATGGACTCTATGGTTGATGCTGACAGAGTAGATGAATTAGAGATGAAGCGCATTGAACTTGAAAAAGAAAAGAACAAGTTCTTTGATCAGAGAAGAGCATACAGTAAAATGATCCGTGATGAATCCAGAGAGGAAGAGCTGGATGAGATTATACGGAGGGCTGTTGAGGACGGGAATATTCCTGAATTAAATTATGAGCGTAATGAAGTATCATTAGTATCAGATAATGATCTTATAGTGAGTTTAAATGATATTCACTATGGAGCTGACGTAAAGAACTACTGGAGAGAATATAATCCGGATATATGCAGAAATATGATGTGCAGATACCTTGATAAAATTATTGACATAGGTTATCAGAACGGGAGCCAGAATTGCTACGTTATGTGTAACGGAGATATGATCAGTGGAAACATTCATTACTCAATAGCTGTTACTAATAAAGAGAATGTTGTGGAACAGATCATAGGAGTTTCTGAACTAATATCTGAATTTATTGCTCATCTAAGTGCGCATTTTGACAATGTATACTTTATAAGTGTTGCTGGGAATCACAGCAGAGTTAATCCTGACAAAAATAATGCTCTGTATTCAGAGCGGCTTGATGACCTCGTTGGATGGTACATAAAGGCAAGACTCCAGAATTATGGGAATGTGCATATGGATGCTGGAGAAAAGATAGACAGCTCAATGTATCTTATAGACATACGTGGTAAGACATATTGCGGTGTACATGGAGATTATGACGGGAGCGCGTCAAAGGTACAGGCTCTTCAGTCAATGGCAGGGTGTCCTCTGTACGCTGTAATGTCAGGGCATATGCATCATAACAAGACTGATATTGTTCAGGGAGTAAGAACACTTATGGCAGGAAGCTTTCTCGGAGTTGATGATTACTGTGTGCAAAAAAGAATATATGGGAAACCGGAGCAGATGGTGTGCGTATGTGACAGCAATGGAATACGTTGCCATTATGATATAGAACTTTAATAGATACAACAGATCCGCAAACAACTTACGTTTTCAGTGAGTTACATTTGCGGACTTTTTATTTTTAGTTTACATAATTTAGTTTTTATGAAAGGATGTGATTTGCATGGGAAGAATGACAGTAATGAATACTATCACAAACTCTGAGCTGATTGCGCAAATCAATCCTGAGAATATGAGATTGAAGGAAGACTTTCTTGAGTATCTGAGATCCATAAAGAGAAGCAGAGGAACAATCAAGGGATATGCTAATGATCTTGATATATTCTTTGTATGGATTATGAAGAATGCAGGAAACAAGACGTTCCCTAAGATAACAAAAAGAGATCTGGTGAACTATCAGAATTGGTTATCTGAGGAAAACAAAAACAGTCCGGCAAGAATACGCAGACTGAAGGCTGCAATATCATCTCTTTCAAATTATGTTGAGAACATACTTGATGAAGAAGATGATTATAAGGGATTCAGATCTATTGTGAAAAAGATAGAGAATCCTGCACTGCAGCCTGTAAGAGAAAAGACTGTGTGGGAAGATGCCGAATTGGAAGATCTTCTATCTAAATTAATAGAATATAAGAAATATGAGAAGGCTTGCTTTCTTGCTCTTGCAATGTATGGAGGAAGAAGGAAGGCTGAACTGGCAAGATTCAAGGTAAGTGATTTTGATGATGATAAGCTGGTTTGTGATGGAGCTCTGTATAAGAGCGCCCCAATACTTACAAAGGGCAGGGGCGGCGGTAAATATATAAACTGCTACACTCTCGCAAAAAAATTCAAACCATACTTTGATCTTTGGATGAATGATCGGAAAGAACGTGGGATAAACAGTGAATGGTTGTTCCCAGGAGAAACAGAAGAAGAGCATATATCCATTTCATCTCTGAACAGTTGGGCGGAGACGTTTTCAAAAATGACAGGAAAAGATTTCTATACTCATAGTCTCAGGCATTATTTTACAACCAGTCTTGCTCGCGCCGGTATACCTGACGGAGTTATCCAGACAATAGTATGCTGGGATTCTGCTGACATGGTTCGTATTTATAAGGACATAGGCGCAGACGAAGAGATAGGAATGTATTTTAAGGACGGGGATATAAGCATCCCAGAAAAGAAGGGTCTTGGAGATATTTAATCTCCGTGGAAGAAAAGGAAGAATCAGATAATGAACAAAACAGAATTTATATCTGCGGTTTCTGCAAAGCTGCATGAGGTCAAGGCAAAGAGGCCTGTTACTTTTCCAAAACAAAAGATATTCATTAGAGATGGAGACGGAAATGAGACGTCTCTTATTCTGCGTCAGCAGGATAGAATGATAGGATACAATGTTGAGGATGTTAGATACATCGTTGATGCAATGATTGAAGTGACTAAGGATGCTCTGCGTTCTGGAGAAGAGATTTCTATATACGGATTTGGAACACTTATGCTTCATTACAGGGCTGCAAGAAGGACACGCACTACTTATAAGAACTCAGCTGCTTTTGATGAACAGGAGTGGTGCTTGGTAAAGGAACGGCATGTTCCTAAATTCAGGTATGGAACTGAATTGAGGAAGGCAGCTCTGGCATATGACAGGATTAATGAGGAGAGAGCAGCAGCGGCTGAGGAAAAGATTGAGCCTGTATATGATGAATATGATGACATTGATCTTGGAGTGCTTCTGAATGCAGAAGATTGAAGTAGATAAAAGTAATAGCTACATATGCAAAAGATGTGGTATTGCATACGGGCAATTAAAAGGATTTTTTCCGGTATCATATGGAAGCCTTTATAAGGGCGCTGGGTTCCTCCCGTATTGCAAAAGGTGCGTTGAGGATATGTATAACATATATCTCAAAGAAAGCGGTGACCCAAAGCCTGCGGTAAGGCAGGTGTGCCGTAAGCTCGATCTGTACTGGAATGATAAAATATTTGATGCGGCAATGAGGCAGAATACATCACGCACAATAATGACAACGTATATTACAAAGATCAATACGTCATATTATGTTGGAAAGTGTTATGATGACACTCTTAAAAAAGAGGGAACAATGTGGGTATGGCCTGACCCAAATGGTGGATTTAAAGATGTTGACGGGAATTCAGTGCAGGTTGCAAGACCTTCAGCGTCTGATGATGCAGTATCAAATGTATCCACTTATGTGCCTTCTGAATCTGTTATAGCATTCTGGGGCCCTGGTTATACTGCTGAAATGTATGAAGAACTTGAACAGAGGTTTAATTATTACAAGGCTCAATTGCCGGAAGACTTCCAGTATGATATGAGCACTGAAGCTTTACTTCGTCAGATAGCTATGACTGAGATTGATATTAACAAGTCAAGGGCTGAAGGACGGTCTGTTGACAAAATGGCAAACACATTGAATACGCTGCTTGCAACATTGCAGAAACAGAAGAGCGGTCCGTCAGTTGATGCTTCCGGAACTTCTACTCCTTTTGGTGTGTGGATAAAGAAGTGGGAGGATCAAAGGCCTATACCAGATGTTGATCCTGAATTTGATGATATTGATCATATAGTTAAATACATAAGCATTTGGTTTCTAGGTCACCTCTGCAAAATGCTTGGAATAAAGAATACATATTGCAAACTCTATGAAGATGAGATTGCAAAGATGAGAGTGGAACGTCCTGAATATGCAGAGGAAGATGATGAGACAATGTTTAATGACATATTTGGAGACTCTGAAAAAGATGATTGTGCAGATAATATGAAAGAAGGAACGGATGAAGGCGGAAAGTAGGTTGATGAATGGCGTAGCTGCATGGTGCGCCTTTTATAGAAGCAACCCCGCAAGATTTGTTAAAGATTATCTGCATATCAATTTAAAGATATTCCAGAAGATACTGTTGACTATGATGATGAGGTCAACGGTGTTTCTATTTATAGCAACTCGAGGAATCGGAAAGACATACTTGAGTGCAATATATGCGGTTACAAGATGCATATTATATCCAGGAACAAAGGTGTGTATTGCGTCTGGTACTCGTGGGCAGGCTATAAATGTACTAGAGAAAATATTACTTGAGCTTAAACCTAACTCTCCTGAATTAAAAGCTGAGATAGATGAAAAGCAAACACAGATTAACGGAACAAATGCCCAGATAGTTTTAAAGAACGGATCTTATATCAAGGTGGTCACTGCAAGTGACACATCACGTGGTAACAGAGCAAATGTTCTTCTTTTGGATGAGTTCCGTTTGATAAGCAAGGACGTTGTTGATACTGTCCTCAGAAAGTTTCTTACGCAGAGGCGTATGCCTTTATATCATGAGCTTACAGAACGTGAACGTCAGAAACAGTATGAGAAGGAAAAGAATATCACAATGTATCTGAGTTCTGCATGGTGGCAGGATTCATGGGCTTATTTGAAATGCAAAGATGCATGCAAGTTTATGCTTGATGATGGTAAGAGACAGTTTGTATGTGGGTTCCCATATCAGCTTTCAATTGAGGAAGGGCTGCTTGACAGAGAACTCGTTGAAGATGAAATGGCAGAAACAGATTTCAGTGAGGTAAAGTTTCTTATGGAATACTGCGCTGAGTTCTATGGATCTGTAGATGGTGCATTCTTTGATTTCGACTCAATATCAAAGAATAGGAAACTTAAGTATCCAATGTTCCCTGAAAGATTATCATCAAGGCTGCAGAGTAATTCTATTAAGATACAACCTAAACAGGTTAATGAGATAAGAATATTATCTGCTGATATAGCACTTATGTCATCAACTAAGAATCATAATGACGCAACTGCTATATTTATTAATCAGATGACTCCAACAAAGTCAGGTCATTATGCGAGTAACATAATTTATTGCGATGTGTCTGAAGGTCTTCATACTGACAGACAGGCATTGGATATACGCAAGCTTTATGATGAGTTCAGTTGTGATTATATAGTACTTGATACAAACGGAGTGGGTCTTGGAGTATATGATGCTCTTGCAAAGGAAATGGTTGATGCTGAAACTGGAGAGATCTATCCGGCGTTGTCATGTTGCAATGACAAGACAATGGCTGAGCGGTGCTCTGATCCTCATGCTGATAAAGTTATATGGTCAATTAAAGCAAACTCCCAGATGAACTCTGATTGCGCTGTGCTTTTAAGAGAGGGATTTAGAAGTGGAAAGGTAAGACTTCTTGTTTCTGAATATGATGCTGAAGATCTACTCGGTGATTTAAGAGGTTATTCATCTATGAGTCCTTCTGAGAAAATAAATTATCAGATGCCATATATACATACTACGCTTCTTGTTGATGAGCTAGTAAAGCTTATGCATGAAGAGACCAATGGAAGGGTTAGGATATATGAACGTTCTGGTATGAGAAAGGACAGATATTCAAGCCTTGCATATAATTACTATGTTGCTGTTCAGCTTGAGTCACAGATGAGCAGAAGAAACGCGTTGGCCTTTGACGCGGAAGAAATGTTTATAATAAAGGCTCCAAATTACAAAGGAAAGGCGGCGGTAAATGTACGTGGAAGATCAGCTGCTAATAAATGGTATTAACCGGTCAGGCGCCGGTGCGATTGGCATATCTAACAAGTTTGCTGTAATAAACAAACTTATTACGCGTGATCTGAACGGACAGGTTAGAAGTCCTACATTCACGTTATACACAAAGGATGAAATAGCGCAGTACCTCGAGAATCCTTATACATATGAAAAGAATCTGCGTAACGCCGTCACATATATTTACGGGGCAAGTTCTCACTTCAGGAGATTGATTCAGTACTTTACTTCTCTTTCTGATCTTTCATATGTTGTGTCTCCTTACAGGATAGTTCCGAAGAAGTCAAACGTAAAGACAACAGGGAACAATTACCGTAAAGTTCTGAACGCACTATCAGCAATGAATATTAAGACGCAGTTCCCTAAGATACTTACAGTGTGTCTGCGTGAGGATACATTCTACGGTACGATGCATGTTGGTGCTGACAGTATAATTATACAGCAACTTCCGAGTGAGTACTGCAAGATTTCAAGTATAGAGAATAACGTATTAAATGTTACGTTTAATTTTCAATATTTTGATTCAAGACAGGATCTTCTTCCGTTTTTTCCGGAAGAATTTAATACTAAATATAATGAGTATAAGAACAATAGAAAGATTAGATGGATAGAACTTGATGCGCCAACGTCATTTGCAATTAAGTGCACAAATGATATTCTGGAATATTCTATCCCACCGTTTGCTGGCATTCTAAGAGATGTGTATAACATTGAAGATTATGCACAGCTAAAGCTTACTAAGACAGCTCTGGAAAATTATGCAATGGTAGTTATGAATCTTCCGATTGATGATGATGGAAGGTGGAAGATTGACTATGATAAAGCAAAGGAATTCTGGAGTAATCTTGATTCAGTACTTCCAGAGGAAATAGGATCTGTCCTTACTCCTATGGATGTAGATAAGATAAGTTTTGAAAGGACGCATGCATCTGATACGGATACTGTCACAGAAGCTGAGCAGAATCTTTATACTGCTGCTGGCGTATCTTCACTTTTGTTCAATAATGAGAAGGCATCAGCAAATGCTCTTAGTCTTTCAATTAAGGCAGACCAGGCTCTTACGTTTGGAATAGTAAAGAGCATTGAAGATATGGTTAATAGGTTCATACAGTATCAGAACTATGGAAAGAATTTTAAGGTTACATTTCTTGATGTATCACCTTTTAACAGGAAAGAAGCAGGAGATTCATATCTGAAAGCTGCTTCATATGGTTTGCCTACAATATCAATGTATGCAGCTTCTCAAGGACTTGGACAGGCTGAGCTCGACACTATGAGTTTCCTTGAGGGAGACGTACTTGGTCTTGTAAATATGTTCAGACCAGTACAGAATAGTGCTCAGATGTCATCTGACGGATCTGGATCAATATCTTCTGATACGGATAAAAATGAGGAAGGCGGAAGACCTGAGTCTGAAGATACAGAACTTACGGATAGCGGAGAGCAAAGCCGTGAGGATGGAGATGACTGGGGCTGATGAATTAAAGGATGATGTTTATGGATGATGAAAAATTTGTATATGTGTTCAGTGATTCTGCAAGGGACTCTTTGATAAAGTCAGGGTATGAACTTATAAAGAGTGATGAGCGTAATAATGTGTATGTGTTTGAAAACAATACTAAGCTTAGCTTTGCATTAAAAGGACTGAGTACAATTAAATCCAATACGCTTAGTTTCTGATCTGCATATTAACTTATTTAACTTATGCGGATTTAATTATGAGTGGAGGTATGTATATTGAAAGAAGTAATGCATATTACATATTCCTCTTCCCTGTCAGATATATGTGCTGTTAACTCATCTTTTGATTCTGCTGTACTTAAAGTTGCATATACCGGGAAGAACCGGAACGGAAGCTTTATCAGCAAAGAAGCTTATGAGAAATGTATAGGCACTATCTATAACTGCCCTGTTGTGTGTAACTACAATAGAGAAAATGATTCTATCGGCGGACATGACATGGAGCTTGTGGTTGATGGAAACGGTACCCCTTCAATGGTTAACGTAACTCAGCCGGTAGGAACTATTCCTGAGTCTGCTAACTACTGGTGGGAGATAGTGGAAGAAGAAGACGGAACAGAGAATGAATATCTCTGCGTTGATGTTCTCCTGTGGAAAAGACAGGAAGCTTATAAAAAGATTAAGAATGATGGTATAACATCAGAGTCTATGGAACTTACGGTAAAGGAAGGAAGCAGAGACAAGTCTTCCGGATTGTACATAATAGATGATTTTGAGTTTACTGCATTCTGCCTTCTTGGAGACGGTATTGAACCGTGCTTTGAGAGTGCTTCTCTAGAGACATTTGCTTTGAATGAATTTAAAGAACAGATGAATGATATGATGTCTGACTTGAGAGAGGCTTTGATATCGTTCAATTCTCATAAAGAAAATAATGAGATTGATATAGAAAATGAAAAAGAAAGAATAAATGCGAAAGGAGGAAATGAGAAGTTGGAAGAAAAACTTGCGCTTGTAAAAGAGTATGGTCTTACAATTGATGATCTCGACTTTGCAATCAATGATATGACTGATGAAGAACTGAAGATGCGTCTTGATGAAATGAAATTTGGTACTGATGACCAGAATGAAAATGAAGGTGATCAGAATGATCAGCAGAATAATAATAACAATCAGGATCCGCCTCCCGCATCTCAGGATGACGGAGATGGTGCGCCTTTGAAGAAAAATGATTATTCTCTGAACTCACATATCAGTGAAGCAATCTATGCTGCAATGTCTGGTTGTGAAATGGTTGAGACAGAATGGGGAACTGAACCTCGTTACTGGCTTGTTGACTTTGACATGGATGCACATGAGATTTATGTGCAGGATGTCACTGACTGGAACATGTACGGATTTGAGTATGAGATGAATGGTGACAGTGTTGTTATCAAGTGGGAATGCAAGAAGAGAAAGAAATGCTCAATTGTTGACTATGATGAGGGTAATAACTCTTACAACGTGTCAAACGCATTTTCTCATTTCGAGGAAAACTATAAGGGCCGTATCAATGACCTGAACAAATTCAAACTTGACGTAGAGGAAAAGGAAAACTCTGCAAAGAGAGATGAGGTTATGTCAAAGTTTGAAGACCTTGAAGGAAATGAATCCTTTGAACTTCTGAAAGAGAATGCATCAAAGTATGATGTTGATACTCTGGAAGAGAAGTGCTTTGCAATTCGTGGAAGAATTGGAGGAAAAATGAACTTCTCCATGGAACAGAAGAGCACAAAGATCCCGGTTGCTCCGGTGATTGAAAATGAGAATGAACCGTATGGTGGTTTGTTCAAGAAATACGGTTCTGCCGTAAAAGAATAATTATAGGAGGAATATATAATGGCATATGGTGTAGTTCGTACGGATAAGCTGATGGGCACTGACGTTGCTTCCATGCTTGAGTCCGTAAAGTATATGGGCACCGGTTCAACTGCAACTGCAATTGATAACGGCTGTGTTGTTAAGGTTGACGGTCACATTACCGGTGAGCGTGAGATTATGAAGGGTGTAACTCCTGCTGCAACTTCAACGCTGGATGAGATAGTCCTGGTAGTTGCTCCTGAAGTTATGTATGATGAGCGTAAGAGAAATCTGGATGAGTTCCAGGTTGCTGCTGGCAAGCCGTTCCGTGGTTATCATCTGCACTCCGGTGATGTTTTTTCTGTAACCGCAGACTGCCTTGCAAATGCATCTCCTGCTGCTGGTCAGATTATTGAGCTGGCTGCTTCTACAAAGTGGAACAATGTTGCTTCTCTGACTTCTGGTTCTACCAAAGTTGGTGTTATTGAGCGCGTTGAGACTGCCGGCCGTTACACTTACTACGTTATCAAGGTTGCTTGATCTAAGTCTGATAAAGGAGGAATAATATAATGGCTGAAATGAATGATATTGTAAAGCTTGCTGTTGATAATTATCATGGCAAAGTGCAGAAGTACTCAGCTTCTGAAGCAAATGAAACTCTCCGTCAGGCTCTGATTGCAGCTAATGGCGGTTCTACTAAGCTTGATTACAAAGCTGTTCGTGATGGCAAGTGCAATGGTCTGTTTGCACTGATTGAAGAGATCCTTGACGCTACGGTTGTTGAAGGTCTGCAGGGTGATGAGTATTTTAATGCTCTGGTTGACTTCCGTAATGTAGCTCTTGGTGATCAGAATGTATTTATTGTTGATGATGTAAATCTGTTTGACATTGCAGAAGCTGCTGATGGTACTCAGGGCATCCGTCGTCAGCGTCTGTCAGGCAAGTCTGAGATCAAGATTAATACTTCTTTCAAAGTTGTAAAGATTTATGAGGAACTGAACCGTGTTCTTGCTGGTCGTGTTGATTTCAATGAAATGATCAACAAGGTTGCAGAATCTTTCAATCGCAAGATTCTGAATGACATTTATTCTATATGGAGCAATGCAACTGCAAATGACTTCGGCGGAACAACTTACTTTGTAAACACCGGTTCCTATGTTGAAGCAGATATGCTTGATCTGATTGCGCATGTTGAAGCTGCCGCAAGCGGCAAGCCTGCAACTATTCTTGGTACCAAGAAAGCTGTGCGCGTACTGGCTCCCTCTGTTCAGGGTTCTGAATCAAAGAGTGATCTGTACACCAAGGGCTTCTATGGTTACTTCTACGGTACTCCTGTTGTCACTATTCCCCAGAGACATCAGTTTGGTACCACCACCTTCCAGATGCCTGATGACATCCTCACCGTTATTGCTGGTGATGTAAAGCCAATCAAGTTCGTATATGAAGGTGATCCTACCGTTATCATGGGCGATCCTATGAACAAGGCAGACCTTACTAATGAATACATGTATGGCATCCGCTATGGTATTGCAATTGTTCTTGACGGCAATCGTAACACCGGTATTGGTAGATACGAGACCTGATCGAAATAATTTAATATGTAAGAGCGGGGCATTACAGTCCCGCTCTTATTAATGGAATAAAAGGAGAATATAAATATGGCAGCAAATGCTACTAAAAAGACTACCGCTACTAAATCAAAGATTGAGACCTCTGTAGAATCTGTTGAGGATTCTGTTAATAAAATTGTTCCAAAAGATATTGATATCCATGAATATATTCCTGTGCGCAACGGTTCCCGTGGAAAGCTTATTTATGTAAGCCCAAGAACTGAGGAGCGTTTTGTATGGGAAGAGTTTGGAGATGAACAGGAGCTTGAGCTTCAGGAACTGAAGAATGCAAAAGCTGCAAACAAGAAGTTCTTTGAGCGGAACTGGTTTATGTTTGATGATGAATATGATTGGGTAATCGACTATCTTGGAATGCGTAAATTCTATGCGCACTCAATCGGTATTGATAACTTTGATGATCTGTTTAAGAAGAAGCCTGATGAGATCAGTAAGATCATTGCAGATCTTTCTGATGGTCAGAAGAAATCTGTAGGGTACAGAGCACGTCAGCTTCTTGCTGAAGGCGGTATTGATTCAATGAAGGTTATTGAAGCTCTTGAAAAGAGTCTTGGTACTGAACTGGTTGAAAGATAAGGAGGCGTGATATGAGCCTCTCATATGATGTTTTCACAGGAGCATTCCTGTCAAAAATAAATGAGTATGACTTTCTTGAAATGCAGCTGTCTGACAGACAGGATATTGTTGACGGATATATGAAACGTGCAGTTTCTGCTTTTAAAAAGAACTGTATGTATGATCTCACTTCTTCGGCAGATGACACTAACAGAGTTTTTAATGTAAACATAAGTGCAAATGACGTTGATGAGCTCGTTGACATTATTTCAGAAGGCATGCTCGTTCAGTGGATGAAACCTTTTGTATACAGGCAGGAGAATCTTGAGAATGTTTTGAACACAAGAGATTTTACAGCATACTCCCCTGCTGAACTTTTGCTGAGGATTAGTAACGCATATTCAGCGGCGCAGAAGGATTATACGCAGATGATCCGTGAGTACTCATATAACCATGGGGATCTGACGGAGCTGCATATATGACAGTTGAAACATTGAATGGTAAAGATATAAATGGAGTACTTCTACAGAAGTACTTTAAAAATATGATTAATATGTATTTTAAGATACTTCCAATGTATGAGGGAAATGACAATACGTTGAAATCATACATGGAGAGTCTTAGAGATGAGTTGATTGGATGCGGAGGAGTTGTACATTCCGTAAAAGAAGATCCTCAGTATATGTCACTAATAGCAACTCTGCAATATATGATTGATGGAATAGAAAATGGGGATCTTGATAAAAGCAAGGTTAAAAAGAATGTGTTCCATGCAATTAATATATGCGGAAAGATTTCAGAAAGATATTGTTCTGTAAACATTGAGGTTGACGTATGAGTGCATGGGATAGTTATGAAGCGCTTGCTGAAGTGCGCGGAGAGACTAAACGCGGGATAACAAAAAGACGTGAATCAAAATACATTACAAATCATATTATAGATAGTCTGTCTTATTTTAGCGTTACAATAGACGGTACTGCACAAAATGTTGCAATAGTAAATACAGACAATCTTGATCAGAAACTTATATACTCTATGCCAGGAGGAGACTTGAGACATGGAGGACTGGTCAATTGGAAGAATTGTATGTGGATCATAAATGAAAAGGATGCAAACACAGAGATTTATGCAAGGGGTAAACTGCTTCAGTGTAATTATAAATTGAAGTGGGTTGATAGTTCCGGAGTTTTGAGAGAACAGTGGTGTAATGTTGAAGACGGAACGAAATATCTTACTGGTGATTATGAAGACAGAGAATTCATAGTTACACGCGGAGATGCAAGAATTGCTGTTACAGTTCCTCGTAATGAGCATACAAAAAAGTTAGGGAGGGACATGCGTTTCCTTATTGATGATATCAATGGAGGAAATGAAATGATGTCTTTCAAGCTTTCAAAACCTTTGAAAGTTGGTCATTCATATGATTCTCAGAATGGCGTATATAAATTCGTAATGCATGAGGACAATTCAACGGAATATGATAATTTCGTACTCGGAGTTGCAGACTACTACAAGTACTTTCCTAGGACTGGGGAGGAATCTGTAGAGAGTAATATCACTCCTGGTGATATTACTGACTCAGCAACAGGAAGGAAGAAGTGGATATAAATGCAGCTTAATGAGTTTTATGATTATAAGAATACGTTGATGGGAGATATCATTACAAATCAGACTATAGTAGAACTGATTGATGAAAGCAAGACGCAGCAGACTGCATATCAGCTTGCATATACAAATATATTTCCATATGAGTATATACCTGATACGGTAGAACACGGAGAGACATTTATATGCTTCGATGTTGATATTCAGAAGGCAATGAATAAGACATTCTATCAGCCTACTATTTATATATGGGTGTTTACACACAAGTCTCTTTTAAGAATTCCTGAGGGAGGAATACGTCCTGATAGAATTACAGAAGAGCTTGCAAAGATGTTGAATGGAAGTAGAATGTATGGCCTCGGAGAACTTGATCTGTATTCAGTCAGAAGGTTTGCTCCAATGACTGATTATCAAGGAAAGGTCATGACGTTCTATGCCGAAGACTTCAACCGCCCGCATCCTTCAGACAAGGTTATTCCTGCTAATAGGAAACGAGGCTGATTTGTTTGGCAGTATCAATTCTATACAAAAGAGAATTCAAGATCAATGATAAGATAAAGGTTGTAATACCTACCGTAGGGCAAGTACTTGATAATGAAGATGAGTACTACGGAATGGTTACTACAATAACTGCAATGCCTATAGATATGATGGTTCAGCTTGATGAACTTGGTATAGACTATACTGAGATTAATTCATTTGAGTTGTTTATGATGATGTTCCGTGGGCTTTTTGCATCTGATACGTCCCTTGTATTTGGAGACATGGATGTAAGCAAATTTACTATTGGTCAAAACAATGAAAATGGCCAGATGGTTTTAATTGACAGTGAAAATGACATTGTAATTGACCGTCTTGTATATGAGAAAATAGCTACTGTTCTAAGAAGGATTCACGGATTTGAAAAGAATGTCCGTAAACCCGGGAATGAGGAAGCTAAAAGATATTTATTGGAGAGGGAAAAGAAGAAGCGTATGAGGAAACCTGTAAACAGGGAATCTCAGATTGAACCTCTCATTATTTCAATGGTGAACACTGAGCAGTATAAATACAATTATGATGAGACGTTGGATCTTACCATATATCAGTTTAATCAAAGTGTTCGTCAGATTGTTAAAAAGGTTGATTATGACAACCGCATGTTTGGTATATACAGCGGAACTATTAGTTCCAAAGATATAAAACAGGATGATCTTACATGGATCACCCATAATAGTAATTAGGAGGAAATTATACTATGGTTAATGTAGCAGACATAGCCCTTACCAGTCTTGAGACTATTACCTGTTTTGATATTACTACCGGCGGATATCTCTTTATGCTGGATGAGCTTCAGAATGCAAACATTTCTCAGACGGAAGAGAAGGTTGACATTACCGGTAAGCAGGGTCGTAAGATCACTTCTCTGAAGAGAAATAAGGCTGTTACTGTTTCCGGAGACAATGGTATTGTATCTGCTGGCCTTTGGGAAAAGCAGACTGGTTCTGAGTTTGAAACTACTACCACTGCTATTGTTGAATGGACTGATTATGTGACTGTTGACGCTTCTCATGAAGCAACCTCTTCTTACACTGCTGTTGGTACTGCAGGCGCTGAGATTGAAGGCTGCTTTGTTAAGGATGAAAATGGTCTTCTGAGCACTGAGCTCAAGCAGGATTCTTCAGCATCTTCCGGTAAGTTCACTTATACGGTTGCTACTAAGAAGCTTGCTTTCCATACGGATATCGCAGCAGGAACTGAAATTGTTCTGTTCTACAAGAGACGTCTCTCTGCTTCTGTCCTGAAGGATTCCAGTGACAAGTATTCCGGCAAGTGCGCAATGTACATTGACGCAATTGGTGAGGACAAGTGTGCAAATGTATACCGTGTTCAGATCTATGTTCCCAAGGCTGACTTCTCTGGTGAGTTCTCATTTGACATGGGCGACAACCAGACTATCCACTCCTTCCAGGCTGAGGCTCTGTCCGGTTCTTGCGGCGGATCCGGTGAATTCTTTACCTACACTGTTTTTGCAAATGATGCAGCAGATACTCCTGATCCCTGATAACGTCTGATAATATAAACAGGATCTGCAGGTAATGGCAAAGATTAAAAAGAACTGCAGAATATGCGGTAAAGAATATACGGCATGCAGCAACGCTGAAAAATATGACGGAGTATTCCGTTGGCAGGTTGTTGCATGCTCTCCTGAATGTGGAGAGGTGTATTACAAAACCTACATTTCACATGAGGACATCTCATCTGAAGATGATGAAAATAATGAAGATCTTATTGTTAAGGTCAACAGGTTCTATGAATCTGAAGATGAATATCTGGAAGAAGACTGATGCACTACGGCAAGGAGGCAACTTTGAGTTGTCTCCTTGTTTTTACTAATAGAGGTTATAAGTGAGTAGAAATGAGAGCAAGTAAATTCAATGTTGATAAGGACGCTGAAAAGAGAACGTATGATGGAATTGTTTTTGATTCAGCGCTTGAGATGAGATACTACAGGGATGTTGTCTGTCCGTTAGAGAAGAGCGGCACTGTTATGAGGCATGAGCTTCAAGTTCCGTATGTGCTGCAACCGGACTTCATCCATGATGGTAAAAAAGTAAAAGCAATTACATATGTTGCTGATTTTGTTCTGCATTATAGTAACGGGACTACTGAAGTAATAGATATAAAAGGCTGCCCTGATACTACTGCACTCTTGAAACGTAAACTGTTTTGGTATGTGTTCCCTGATATAAAGTATTATTGGGTAACATATTCAAAGATTGACGGAGGATGGAATGATTATGAATCCATCAAGAAAGCGCGTTCATTGCGTAGGAAAGAAAAGAAATTAAAAGATAAAGAAGTAAAGGAGAACTAATATGGCAAGGGCTAAGAAGGCTGTTAAAGCTGCTGAGGAAGAAGTAAAAGTAGAATCTGTATTTAAAGTGATAGGGAACTCTTTTGATACGGTTGAATATAATGGATCAACATTTAAAGTTGTAAAGCGCATCAGTGCAAATGATATGATGACTTTCGTTCAGAAGGTATCTGAGTCATGTTTCTCAGATGAGGGTGAATATACTCCTGAGGTAAAAGAGTTCTCAACTCGTCTTGCAACTATTATTGCATATACGGATATTGATACAAACATGAGTATTAATGAGCAGTATGATCTTTGTTACAGTGATGGGCTCATTAATATGATTCATGATCATATTGATAAGGAACAGTTTGTAGATATCATTAAAGCTATTAATGATAAGATATCATATGAATCATCTGCAAAGATTCAGTTCATTTACAAACAGGTAAATGAGGTAGCTGAGGCATTCGCTTCTGTTCTGGAAAAGTTTGAAGGAATGTATGACGGTGTTAATCCGGAAGATCTGAAGAATCTTGTTGGAGCAATTGGAAATATGAATATAGATGAATCAAAAATTGTAAAAGCGTTTATGAAGGAAAAGAAAAAAAAGAAAGAGTAATTTACGGAGGTAGTTATCATGCCAAGCCTTGGTGATATTGTTGTTGAGAGGATAAGAGCAAGATATGAAGAAAGGGCTAAAATCGTTTCTTCAGAATATAAAAGGCGTTATAAAGAGTATAGTGATAAAGCAAAAAAAGAATACAGGCTGTGGCAGGATAATAAAATAAAAGAATATCAAGAATGGTTCCGTAATGTTATATCTGAATGGTATGCAGATCATACTCCTATAGTATATGACAGACAACATGGACTTTATAATATATTCGATATAGAGAGAGATGATGATCTTGAGCTTACGGCTGTATATAATGAAAAGAAAATGCATGGATACAGGAGCGGGTTCCGTGGAGATGAAAATTCAGACAGCCTTTTTAGACTCATATTTATAGAAGGATGGCACGGCGGAGCAAAGAGCGGTGATTATACTATAAGATATACAAGAGACGGAATAGAGTATAACGCATATACTCCGCATCCTTCTCCTGGCGTTCCTTATTATAGAGAACCTGTTCCTTACTACACAAACTGGGGACGTAGAGCCGTAAAATCATTTTCTCCGTATGAAAGAATTGAAACAAAGCTGAATGAAGATATGTCAAGCGGAGTATATGAACAGAAAAGAAATGAACTCCTTGAAGGAGTAAGGGAAAGAGCCTTGGCAGAAGCCATGGAATACTTCCACATGTAATTTAAAAAGGAGGTGTAAGTATGAAGGGAGCAAGTACCGGAGGTGGTACTGGATGGAGAGACGGAGATGCAATAAACCAAACTATTAATGTTGTGGTTAATGGTCTGGACGATGTCAAAGATGTAGTTAATGACATAGTTAAATCTGTAGAGATGGTGCGTGAAGGGATTACCGTAGAGGCATCAAAGATGTCATCACAAACCGCGCAACTATTTAGAGATGCCGGCATATCTGTTGAAGAATTTACTAGAATACTGAATGCTGCATCTCTTAAACAGTTTGATGAAATGCAGTCAACTGTCACTTCTTTGACTGATAAATTAAATTCAGCATCAGTAGAGGTACAAAGACTTAATCGGGAGCTTGAAAATACAAAATCTGCTAAAGGTATAGATATACTTGAAAGCAGGATAAGGTCGATGCAGGATGATATACAAGTTCTAGTTGAAAGAGCTAAGGATGAATTCAATGCGTTCTTGACGTCGATACATGTAAATCCTGACGAAATATATGACAATTCATTTGATCAAATATTTAATAAAATAAACCACGGGATGATTACGTCATCTCAAGCTATAGAGGAATTCAAAGCAAAATTTGAACATCTGTTGCCTGCAGGAACTAATGTAGATTCCGGAGCTATATACAATTTGCAGAACTCAATAGAAATTATGCAGGGATCAATAGAGAGATTGCAGAATGGTATGTACGTCCTCCAAAGCATGGTTGAAATAATCATGCAAAAAGGGGTCAAAGTATCTGGTACTATTGAGAGTGCAGGAGAAAGTGCGGCAAAAAGTTCAAACGCGTTTGATGTGCTTATAGAAAAAATAAAAGAACTTGGGAATGATTCTGACACTGCGTATAAGAATGTTTCTGTTCTTGCAAAGGCTCTGTCTGAAATGGTCAACGGAGGAGACACAACAGCCCTATATGCAATGCAGACAACATTCCAGTCCATGGCTCAGATTGGAACTGAGAAGTTCTCATCTATTGGGAATCTTGCAGAAGCTCTTAAGAATATATCTGAAACTGCTAAAGGCGGTAAAGATGGTCTGCAGGCAATAGCTAACATAAGTTTCAAAAACTTCTCTGAACTTAAAACAGATAAGAGAAATGTAGAGAATGTTTCTACATTGGTAACTAACGTTGGTTCTGCTGACGTAACAGGGCTTAATAATCTTGCTGCTATTGACTGGAGCAACCTTAATAAGTTTGAAGGCATAAAGACTGATAAGAGGAACATTGACAACATAACAAGTCTAGTAGGATCTGTTGGAGGAGCTAATGTTTCTGGGCTTCAGAATCTTGCATCAATAGACTGGAGCAATCTTAATGGATTGAAGTTAAGCAAGTCATCTATTGATGGTATTGTTGCAATATCTAAAGTGTCTGATGAGCTTAATAAACTTAAATTAAGAGTAGATGCTTTCACTGCGTCGCAGTCATCTATGACCGGGACTGCGTATTCAACGTTCCAGACCGGTATGAGCTATGATGCTGCGTCGTTCTATAATAGTCTACCAAAAGCAACTTCTGATCTTGGACTTTTAAAATCTGTTTCAATGGAAGCAAAGGATGGTATTGATCAGCTTACAAAAGCAACTATTACATATGAAGATGAGGTAAATAAACTCACTACAAAAATCACTGGTGTAATAGATGATCAAGGGAAGTTCACTGAGAAGCAGCGTATTACGATGGAGAGCACAAAAGCTGCAAGAGTTGAAGTTGAAAAATATGTAGCATCTCTAACAAAAATGCTTTCAGACATTGACAAACAGCAGAGTGCTCTTGCAGGTGTCAATGGAGGGAAGAATTCAAATGATGTATATGTGGCGTCATATACAAGAGAGTTTGAAAATATAAAAGCTTCTATTGCAAATGCTCTATCTTCTATTAATGGTGGAATACAAGGGAATCTTGATTACGTTGATATTCTAGTAAATAATAAGAATGCAATTGATCAGATAGCTGAGTCTTATAGAAATTGTTCAAAGGCCGCAAGTGATTATATTACTTCTCAAAATGAAGCTGAGAAAGCAAGCGCTGCTTCTGAAAAGGCTGAGTTGAATGCGGCAAAGGCAAGAACTTCTACTCAGAATACTATAAACTCTGTTCAGTCTCAGATGCAAAAGCTTATTGGAATAAACAAGCAGGGGTCTGAAGAGTACAATAAATTAGCAGTTTCATTAAGAGCACTTAATGGAATCATGACTCAGCTGAGCAATAATGCTGAGGCTGCTGGAACAAGCATTAATTTAAGTAAGAGAATTAATGATATAAAACAGGTTGTATCAAGTACAACGTCTGCAATAAATGAATATGTCAGGGCTCAGAGAGATGCTGATAATGCTGAGAATGATTCAACAAAATCTACTTTGAGCGCAGCAAAGGCAAGGCTTGATTTACAAAACACAATTAATTCTGTGCGCTCTCAGATGCAGAAGCTGATTGATGTAAATAAACAGGAATCTGATGAATATAATACTCTGTCAAATTCTTTGAGGGTGCTTAACAGCATCATGGTTCAGCTGAATTCAAATGCTGAAAGCGCTGGTTCAAGCAGCAATTTGGCTAAGAGAGTCTTAGATATTAAGAATGCTGTATCAAGTACAACGTCTGCAATAAATGAATATGTCAGGGCTCAGAATGAAGCTGCTAAGTCTGAAGCAAATACAGAGAAGGCTACATTAAGTTCTGCAAAGGCAAGACTTGATGTCCAGAATACTATTAATTCTGTGAAGTCTCAAATGCAGAAACTGACTGATGCAAACAGGCAGAGCAGTGAAGAGTATAAAACTCTTGCTAACTCTTTGAGAATACTTAATAGCATCATGATTCAGCTTAATACAAATGCTGAAGATGCTGGTTCAAGTATGAATCTTATAAGAAGAATTGCTGATGTTAAAACATCTATATCCGGAACAACATCTGCAGTAAATGAATATACAAAAGCAGTAAAAGATTCTAGGGCAGCTGAAAAAGAAGAATCATCGATTGCTTTGTCATTCCAGAATGCAAAGAATGATATAGAGAAGATGATTGCTACTCTTGAGAAGAGTAAGGATGTTATTAACAGTGGAGTATTAGGATCTTTTGGCGGAACTAATAGTTCTGATTTGCTTACTAATATCAGCAATATATCATCAAAATTAATATCTTTACGTTCTGGTCTTGGTGACACTACAGATGCAAAAGGATTAAGTAGTCTAAGAATACTTCTTGCTGAAATAAATAATGAAATTATTAAGTTAGATAGTGAAACAAGAAGTTATTCTAATGCTCGTAATATGGCAAATGCTGCTGATAAGGAAGCGTATAAAGATCAGGCAAATATGTTTGATTCTCTTAAGACTTATGAAACGCTTCTCAGCAAGGTAAATGCTGCACTTGTAAATTTCTCTGCTGCAAAATACGGAAAGTCATCAGGAGCATACGGCAACCTTGTTGACCAGCGCAATGCTCTTGAAGAACTAAAGATAGCATATGACAAGGGATTAATAAGTCAAGCAGAGTTCGTTATCGGAATAAAAGAGATTTCTTCTAACACTGCTTCTGCTGAAAGATCAATTAAAGAGGCAGGGGAAGCAACTAAGACATTGGGTGAGCGTCTTGGAGCTGCTGCAAGTAAGTTTGGATCATGGCTATCTGTGTCGAGAGTAATCATGCGCGTTGTGTCTACTGTGCGCAACATGGTTAAGTCATCAATTGAGATTGATCAGGCAATGACGCAGCTTAAGATAGTAACTGGAGCAACGGATGCTCAGATGGAGAAATTTGCTGAGACAACTATAAGAATGTCTAAGGAACTTGGTCAGAGCGTAACTGATGTAACCGCTGCTGTTGAAACATTCAGCAGACTCGGCTACACATTGGAAGAAGCTTCCGCTCTTGCAGAGTATGCTGAAATCCTTGCAAACGTTGCAAACGTTGACGTATCTGAAGCAACAACCGGTATGACTTCAATCATAAAGGGATATGGTATGCAGGTTTCTGAGACGGAACATGTTGCTGATGTTCTGATTGAAGTTGGTCAGAAATACGCAGTATCTGCAAGTGAAATGATGGAGGCATATGAAAAATCAGGCGCGGCTCTTCAAGCTTCAGGAACATCATTTGAAAAATCTGCAGGTCTTATAGCCGCAGCTAACGCGGCAGTTCAGAATGCTTCTACTGTTGGAAATGCGTTAAAGACTGTGTCTGCTCGTATACGTGGATCTACTACAGACCTTGAAGAACTTGGTGAATCTACAGAGGATCTGGCTGATGGTCTTTCAAAATACCGTGATGAAATTATTGCGCTTACCGGATTTGATATCATGAATGGCGATTCTTCATTTAAAGATATGTATGATATCTTTGAAGGAATTGCTAATGTATGGAATGATTTGACAAATACACAGCAGGCAAGAGTTTCTGAGATCCTTGGTGGAACACGTCAGCTTCAGGTTATATCAAGTATAATGGTTAACTGGAAGGACGCTGCTAATGCGTATGCTTCTGCAATGAATTCTGCAGGTGTATCTGTAAAAGCGAACGCTGAATACATGACATCAGTGCAGGCGCATATTGATCAGTTCAAGGCTTCACTTCAGGAACTTGGAAGTACACTGTTCCAGAGTGGAGACATGAATGCGGTCATTGACGCAGGAAGATTCATTGTTGAATTAATAAACAGTATCGCAGAGCTTATAAATAAAATAGGTGGGCTTAAGGTAGTACTGCCTGTCTTACTGTCAGGAAAAATTTTAAGGACAGGAGTAGGATTATTTGAGTCTTTAAAGAAGTCTGCTTTGGGGTTTGCAGAAAACATCACAAAACTTTCAGTTATTTTTAAGTCATTTATTTCTATGGCTTCTATTGATGGTGCCACTGGAATCCTTGGATTTAGAACAGCATTGGCAGCTACAAGCACTACTATTTTAGGTAGCGTTGTTCCTGCAGTTGCTGCTGGCATAGCAGCTATCGTTGGAATAATTAAGATAATTGATATTCTTAATGTTACGTATGATGAGCAGGTTGAAAAGGTAAATGAGCTTAGTGAGGCGTACAATAAAGACTTTGGCGCTGGGTCAAGATATGATGAACTTATCAGCAAAACTAGAGAACTGACTGAAGAAGAAAGAAAAGAGTTAAATGTTCTTACTGCTATAAAAGATGCAAGAGAAGCAGAACTAAGAATAGCAGGACAAAAAGAGTTTGAAAAGTATCAAAATGAATATGGGTCTAATAAAGAATTATTTGATTTTGTTCCTGATGCAGGAGGAAATACATTCTTTGGAGGACGTTATGTAAAATCAGGAATAACTCAAGATGTTGCTGATTATAATCAGATAGTTGATGAGATCAACAGCATTGAAGAGGTGTACAAAAACGGATACTTAACATATGAAGAGTATGGTCAAAAGATTGACGGTGTTATAGGTAAATACGGAGATCTATATAATACTTTAAAGAAATATGAATCATATGATGGATTCTCTGACGCACAGAAAGATACAATAAAGATTCTTGATAAGGCATCTGCTTCATATTCTGAGTGGAAGACCAACATGCAGAATGCACTGTATGTTGCTAAGGTGAATCTTGACAATTATGTAAACAGCCAGCTTGCAAAAGGTCTCATGATGAGTGAGATCACAGATCTTCCTATATATAAGAAACTATATGAAGAATATGCAAATGCTTTAAATGCGGCTGCAGTTGCAGGTGATGCGGTTACAGAAAGTACTCAAGGAATGATTGATCGCATGGCTGAGCTTGCTTCACAGAAAGAAGCAATTGATGATATTATCAGCTCTTCTGACAACGGCGCTCCATTGTCATATGAAAATTATTCCGCTCTTATAAAAGCATCTTCTGATTATGCTGCATGCATAAAGTATGAAAATGGTGTGCTGCGTCTTGATACAGAGCAGGCTCTTGCTCTGTATGAAGCAAAACTTCAGGTTACAAAGACTGAAGCTGAGTACAAAAAGCTTATTGCAGAAGATGAATATAAAAAGAACCAGAAGCGCATTGATGAGCTTGTGTCAAGTCTTGGGGATCTGAATGATGAGAAGAAAGATGAACTTGACTCTCTGTATGAATCTAATAAGACGCTTGCTGATGGAATTCGTTATTACAGCTCTATCACTTCAGAAATAGAATATGCTACGAGCGCATACAAGAAATGGGTTGACGCTCAGGATGCATCTGAAACCGGAGATATGTATGATGAAATGCTCAAGGCGATGGAACAGGTCAATGATGCACTTGAGTCAGGTAAAACCGGTATAGGTAACCGCAAATACACCGCTGCTGTTGAGATGCTTATCCCTGAGGTTGAACGCGGTGATGTAAAGAAGTATATGGATACTCTTCAGAGATATCTGACAGAGGACAGCACCGGCGCAAAGAACTTTGTAAGTGATCTTATATCTAACGGATTTGCTGACGGCACTGTTGAAAAGGCAATCATGCGTGACGGAGTCACTGCGCAGGAAATTGCTGATACTTTGAAGCTCACTCCTGATATGGTAAAATATATCTTCGGTGAACTTATGGAGTATGGCGCGACAGACTTTGACATGAGCTTCTTTGCTGAAGATGTAGAAGATCAACTTGTAAATGATCTTGGAACCATTGAAGGAATCAACAATGCGATCAAGGAATATACAGACCTTATTGCGCAGATTCAGAGCGATGGATCCATGAGTGATGATGAGAAGTTAACAAAGATAAAAGAGATACAGGCAAATGTTGATTATCTTACATCAATGAAGGGGTCAATAATTGATGGTGAAAGCACAGATGAATCTCTTGAATCTGTGCA